ACCACGGTAGAGGCTTGAAATCTACTATCACCAGGAAGACAGCAATTATCACAGCCAGCGCTTCACACGCTGGAACTATCAGTTTTTTCATAACTTCCTCACGACTAAAGTTCTTCGATTCCAAGCACTGGGGTTAGCCGAACGTCTCTTTCGGCCACTGGGCCTTAGTTACCTTCGCCATCTGCGCGAGGGACATCATCATGGTCAATGTATCGTGTGGCTTTCACTATAGCTGACACGTAATGCATCTTCGCCACTTCGCACGCCTCTAGGGTGATCGGCTTATGTTCATTGTTCACGCTGGATAGCTGAAAATTACCTTCCCGTGTTTTTGTCATCACCTTGATCATGTTGTGACCGTCAGTCGTTCTCACAAAAACCTCATCACCCGAGTGGACCATGGTATTTGGCTCGATCAGAACAAACTCACCGGAGTGGATGCGAGGGAACATGCTATCCCCTTTGACCTTGAGTCCGTAAGCTTCCTTGTCAGCGCTATACATCTGCAGCCAGCCAGAACGGAACTCAATCATATCCATAGATCCATCTACCCCTAAGACCGCCTCTCCAACAACAGGCACGTATCCATCCCTGAATTTACCAGCGTATTCGATATCTTCCGATTCTCCATCTGGATTTATGCCATCCATCCAGCCACGGGGAAGTGAGAAAGCTTTTTCTATGATTTCAACCATATCATCAGCAATTCTCTTCTTTCCCTTTTTCCCATCCTCGTAAAGCATCCTCGAAATGTAAGAGGGCTCTCTTTCGATTTTCCTGGCGACATCTACGGCCCTTCCGCCGCACATCTCATCGCGAATCTGCATGAGGCGCTGACGCCTCTTTTCATATTTTTCCATGGTTAACATTTTAATCAGCTTTACCTCGTGGTAAATAACCCGCAGGTATTGCTTAAATCGTTACCTGTAGGTAAACTAAATTCAAGTGAAGGTAAACAAGGAAAAGAGATGAACGAGCTACGTATCTATCTCAACAACCTTTCACTGGATGAACAGAAGAATTTTGCAGCTAAGTGTGGAACGTCGATTGGATATCTCCGTAAAGCACTCAGTAAAAATCATGATTTAGGGCCAGCACTTTGCGTCCTGATCGAGAAAGCAAGTTTCGGCGAAGTGACTCGCAAACACCTTCATCCAAGTGACTGGACGTGTATTTGGCCTGAATTAGAAGCCGCATAAGCACCACCGCTCTTTACACAATGAGGCCGCCCGTCTAACCACAGGCAAAAACCCAAGTGACACCACAGGGTGATCGCATAACTATTTAAATCTATGGAGATAGTAAGAAATGGAACACGCAACATCACGCAAATCAGGAAGCATTGCGTTTATAGGCCGCCACCTTCTGGCCACCGCTCACCAGGCATTATCAAACACCCGTCAGTCAGTGGTTGCCAGGCTGCTTGAAGTAGCTGATTCGACCATCCTCAGAAGAACCGAAAAATACCCGGAAATTATGGAAACTCTCGCCGCCTGCGGTGTAGAGGATTTTGTGATGTCTGGAGAACGGAAAATGCCGTTGGAACACTACCGGCACCTGATCTGGATACAGCTGGAATATTCACGGCTGCAGCTGGAAATGACAAAAGAAAAGCCGCAAGAGAGCGGGAACTCTTTTGCGGCCTGAACTGATTAGTGACACCAATCACTGGAGAAAATTATGCCAGGAATAACTGGTTATGTAAACAGTGTCGAGGTCTATCATGAGTAATCTCGCACGCGACAATGTTTTACCTTTCAAGCCCGACCTGCGGGCAGTGGAGCAACGAGTGGCAGATACCGATGACGGTTTCATGCGCGTAGCTAACGAGCTTACAGATAGCATCTTGAAGGCGGATTTAACCATCCGCCAGATGAAGATAATGCTGGCTATCATGCGTAAGACATACGGTTTCAACAAGTCTCTGGACCGCATTACCAATACGCAGATAGCTGCTATGACAGGGATTCATCATACGCATGTGTGCTCAGCTAAGCGCCAGTTAATCAACAGAGGATTGTTGGTTAGCAACGGTTCTAAGATCGGGATTAACAAGCACATCTCGCAGTGGGATAAAGAGATTAGCCAAGATAGCGAACTATTAGCTGAAGCGGCTAACCAAACATTAGCCAACTCAGCTAATACCCATTCGCCAAAACAGCTAAACACAAAAGACAATATTCAAAAGACAAAAGACATAACTAATACCCCTGTAGTCCCCACCGCAAAAAAGGCTTCCAAGCCAGAGGCAAAATCGACCCAGTTGCCGAAAGATTTTTCCCCATCTGAAAAGCACCAGGAAATGGCTAAAGAGCTGGGTATTAATCTCGATCGCGAATTTACCAAGTTCGTCGATTACAACCTGGCGAAAGGCAACAAGTACAAAGTTTGGGATGCAGCTCTGAATAACTGGCTGCGGCGCTCTGCTGAATTTAGCGGCCGGCAACCTTCGAGGGGAGTATCTCAACCGTCCAGACCAATGAATCACATTCCGGAGGGCTTCGCAGGATGAGCGCACATAACCTACTGAAACGCCTGCAGGCTTCAATGCCTCCCGGCGTGCAACCGAAGTTCACCACTGGCGAGGAGTGGAAAGCCTGGCAGGAAGAGCAGGGCCGGATTTCATCTCAGCGCGTTGCCGAACGGAACCGACTTACCCGGCTTCAGGCTGTGCTCGGGCGATCAGGTATTCAGGGGCTGCACCAGTCCTGCACCTTCCAGAACTACAACGCTGAACTGCCAGGCCAACAGCACGCACTTGGGATGGCAAAGCAATACGCCTTCCAGTTTGGTAATGGCTTCGGTGGGTTCATCTTCAGCGGTGGTTGCGGCACTGGAAAGAATCACCTGGCGGCCGCGATCGGTAATCAGCTGCTTTCAAAGGGCCAGTCGGTGCTCGTTGTTACCGTTCCTGACCTGATGATGCGCTTTCGTGAAACGTACCAGGATGGCGCCCGACTGACTGAGTCAGACCTGATGAAAGACCTCTGTAATGTTGATTTACTGGTGCTCGATGACATCGGCGTTCAGCGCGGCAACAAAAACGAAGAAGTGGTGCTATTCCAGATCGTGGATAACCGTCTGAGCAACCGTAAGGCTGTCGGCATGCTGACCAATCTGGACGAGAAGGGCATGACCGAAGTGCTGACCGAGCGGATCATGGACCGGATGAAAATGGACGGCGGCATGTGGATCAACTTCGACTGGTCCAGTTACCGTAGCCAGGTGAGAACGCAACCATAAGGAATTTATAATGATTCATTATCATGGAGGTCCAATAACGCCTGACACTTGTGCTATCAAAGCCTGGAAGGCTCGCCATGCGTTCATTTCATTCGCCCACGCCAGTCAAATCAATCTCGCATCTGAATACTGTCAGTCTTTCGCATTGGACAATGGTGCATTCACTGCATGGAAGGCTGCCGGCCGAAACAAGATCGACTGGAGTGATTATTACGAGTTTGTCGCTAGATGGAAGAATCACCCTGGCTTTGATTTCGCGATAATCCCGGACGTAATAGACGGCGGTGAAGCCGAAAACGAAGCTCTTCTGGATGAGTGGCCGCATGGCGATTTCTTCGGGGTGCCAGTCTGGCATATGAACGAAAGCGACGATCGGTTCATTCGGTTATGCAATGAGTATACGCGTGTAGCAATCGGAAGTTGTGGTGAGTACGACGTCAAGCGTCCAAATCTTGCAGTTTCACGCATGAAAGATTTGATCCGGCATGTGACCGATGATCACGGACAGCCCATTGCAAAACTTCATGGCCTGCGCATGCTAAACCCGCTTATTTTCACCAAGCTTCCTTTGGCTAGCGCTGACAGCACAAACGTAGCCAGAAATATTGGCATCGATAAAGCATGGTTAGGAGCTTACGCTCCGGCATCAAAAGAAACGCGCGCGGCTTTAATGGTCGAGCGTATCGAATCACATAACAGTCCCGGTTCTCTGCATTATTGCGAACATCGTGACCGGTTCAACATGCAGCTGCAGTTGGCAGTTTAAGGAGTATTCATGCCTGACAACGTAATCCCATTAAAGCGTCCCGACCACGCACAAGGTGTGAAAGATGCACTGACATTGCTTAATGTGCTTGTTCTTGGCGGCCACAGCCTGATGACCATCAACGATGTGATTTTGAAGGCGGAAGACAGCCTGGCTAAGTTGCAGGAGCAGAACACCCGGAGGTAAACCGTGAAGCAAACATTCATGTTGCGTGACAGCAACATCCGACAGCACATCATCAGCACCATCCAGCAGTTACCCGCCAATACCTCCAAGCCATACCAAATCATAATCCAGGAAGACACCAGAAGCATCGCGCAGAATCGCATGTTATGGAGCTGCCTGAATGACGTCTCACGTCAGGTCATCTGGTATGGGCGAAAGATGGACTCCGAAAGTTGGAAGCATGTTTTTAGCGCCAGCCTAAAGAAGCAGGACACGGTACCGGGTATCGATGGGGGCTTTGTCGTGCTGGGCCAGTCAACAAGCAAAATGCGCGTCAGTGAAATGCGGGACCTGATAACCCTGATTCACGCATTCGGCGCCAACCACAATGTAACTTTCAGCGATGAATCAGCCCGTGCAGCAGAGTGGGCCGGTCGCTTTGGAGATGCAGCATGACAGCACGTGAACGCATTAAAGAGTTCCTGACCGGTCGTAAAGGCTATGTCTCATCGGCAGAAATACATAATCACCTTTGCAGTATGGGCTACCAGCGCAGCAGTTCCGACGGCACATTGTCGAAAATGGTCGCCAGAGGGGAAGTAATCAGACGCGGCGAGCACCAGAAAGTGGAGTGCAAGTTGAACCGGAATTACAAACCTTCAGCGGCCAGTCTCAGGCAAACGGCTAATCACAAGCACCTGTCTATTGGACTTGGCCTCAACACCTCCAGACCGATAAAGCGCCGACTGAAGCTCAAAGCCTGCGATAACGGCATCTTCGATTTGTGCCGCGAAAACAGCAGGATTTACGAGCTGATTGACCGACCTATTCGTGAGGTCAGGCCATGAGAAAAGGAAGATATGAGCATTACACCCGTGAGGATGCGGCCAAAATCGCAAAGCTCAGGAAGTCAGGTCTAACCTGGGATGTCATCTCAGAGCGTCTCGGAATCTCGAAACGAACATGCCACAGCCTGTGGGAGAAAGCCAGATGAGCAAAAGCTGGTTCCACCACTCAGACTGCACTACCGAAGAAGCCAAACAGTTAATCCTCAGCTACACCGCCCGCAACATCAAAACCGAAAAGCACCTCGCCGCCGACTACAAGTCCTGGACGGTTTCGGCATTGCTGCCAGAAACCAAATACGAACCGATCCCAAGCAAGCGCTGGGAACAGCCGATATGGAGCAGGGTA